TTGTAAATCGGTCCTCCGCCGATCCGTGGGTCGGCGGATTACCTAAGATTACCCGATTACGCAAACGGGGGTACAGCGATACGCATAAGTCGCGTTGATGCCGTCGACATAGCCAGACGAGTACGCATACCACACACTAATCGCACCGCTGAGAATGGCAGAGCGAAGACGCACATACTGTGCGGAGCTATGATTTTCAATAGCATATGTAATGTTCGGATCATAGTTAGTGTAGTCAGCCAATGGGCTGTCTAATCCTAACTGTTCTTTCATTAATGGGTAATATGTTCCTTCTCCTGATTTCTGAGGAGTGTAATATAATTCTTCTTTTGAAGGCAAGAACACTTTGTCATATGTGTATGATTCAATGCCACCATGTGTCGGATTATTTTTCCATGTTTTTACTTTAACGGTTTTCATTGAATTATATAACTCATCGCTGATTCCACATAAGAATCCACTTACTGTATTTAACTGTTCTGGAGCAATATCCCACTCATCTTGAGCAGTCCACCATTCACCCTTTCCTTTTCGAGAATTTAGGTATTGTCTGTATGCTGAGATTTCCCAGTCGTTATTACCATATCCGGCTTCTTGCATTGAGTTTAAGTTACCGTCTCTTTCATTAAGCTTCAATGTTCCTAATGATGTACCTTCTGTACCTTCAGTAACAGTAATAGCATTTTCTAAAATATCAATACCGTTCTCGGCATACACATATACTTTCCAATTTTGCGGATCAACATCGGGCATCGAATAGAAACCAGCCAGTTTACCGCCTGTTGGTACGTCATTAGTAATTGTAAACTGATATGATTTATCTTTTTTAGCGTTATCACCCCAGTCACCACCTAATGTGACGTGATAAGTTCCTGCGCTTAATCCATCTCTACAAGCGTAGAATGCTCTATTGTGAGAGAACTGAATTGGTTTTAATGTCGCCCAGTGCGACTTTAAGAACATTCCTTTAATAGTGCCTTCTCTTGTTTCTACATCTTCAAATTTAGCAATATCCCAGACATTTGAATACGCTCTATTGCTATTATCAACATCAATCCAATCTTCTTCAATCTGATCTCCGTAGTCAAAGAACTGCTTAGCTTTTCCAGAACGTACCAATGATGCTAATTCAGTCCACGAATTAGTGTTGTTGATACCATTAGCTTTAGCAATAATATTTCCAACTTCAGTAACCGAAGCATTTAACTTATCGAACTGCTCCGCGCTTGGTAATTTGTATTTATCTTCCATTTATATATCCTCCTTATTATTATTTAGTGTAATTGATGTAAACGCCATCTTCTTCAGCACTCAAGAATGCAGATGTTCTTTCATTTAATTCATTTTGAAGATCATCAGCAGTGTTTTCACACGCATCAACCCTGTCAAGAAGAATCTGCCAATTCATAGGCAAAGGTTCATCTGGACTGACTCCACCGTCGTAGTTGAGATTTGCTGAACCGCTAAACCTGAATGCAATTTCATTTGTTGTATATCGCTTTGTACATACCATATAATCCTCTGTGTCAGTAGCAAAAAGAGTCATTTTGAACTCATTCTGTCTCAGACAATCGAATGGAATAGAGCATGTGTTGTCTTCAACTGGCTTGACATATACGTTTCCATTTTCATCATGGAACTGCGCCCAAAGATGCGGCAAATCCCATTCACCGCAAATATGCCCTGAATCATCCTCTACAAATTCAAAATTGACGTAAAGCATATCGATAGTGTCAGTTGAAAAGTAGCATTTCTGATTGTAGTATAGTCTCTGCCCGTCGACATTAAATATTATATGATTCATAAACATGTCCTCCATAATCTACTTTCATTGTGTTTTCCTCCTTTTTTAAAGATTATTAATATAATTTTCAAATTCTTCCAAAATTGTGGAATCTGCATCATCTTTATAGATTACCTGCTTGAATACATTCAAGCATTTTTTTAATCCTGTCTTTATATCATTAATTTGATTCATCTTTGCTAAAAGCTGATTTTCTAGTGATTGAGTTTGAGATGGTGTTAGTCCGCTTTCGCCAAAATTGTTTTTTTCAGCATTGATGACAATCTCGTTAGTCGTAAGCACTTCATCATCAAGTGTATTTTTGCACGCAATATAAAATCTCGAATCCGTCATGACTTCCGCTGGACATCTAACGTATCCTGTATCGCCTGTTTTTTCCATCACAACATCATAATTTTTTGTGTATGATGAATCAGTAAATCTCACGATTGTAATTCCATCAATCCAGCTATCTCCTAAACTGAAATAGAGCTTAGGCGCATTCACTGAATAAGTTGCAAAAGCTGCTGTATCATATTTAGCAAGCACTTGATCATCAACATTGAATGTATACATTATCTCATCTCCTTTATGTAATTTGTGATTGGTGTACTAAATGTCTTTCCCAATTGCACAATTGAATCCTGCGGATTTTTAAGATCATAATGAATTTCTGTGACAGGAAGCACAATATCCAGATTATGAGGCTTGCTCAATATCCTTACATTGTCATAAAGTCTTATCTCATCAGCTTCTATGCCTAAATTTGACAAGTCAATAAATGAGATGTTAAGAGTTTTTGTCGGAATCTGCTTAGAGATCTCTCTGTAAATGATGTCTCTCATAATATGCGGCTGATCACCATACTGTTCAGCTGCTTTCGTCATATCATTGATGTGTGCAATAATGCCGTGATCTGCAATCTGCTTTTCTGCGTAGTAATTTGAAACATTGATTTGAGATGCGCTTATACTATCCCAAAATTCAGGATACATTGCTGTGTACCTATCGCTTTCTGATATTGATTCAGTAAAATCAATAAGATTTTTGCCAAATTCAATAATTTTGTCAGTATCACGATAATGAGTTAGATAATGAATTGCGACTAAAGCTCTATCTTTGTCTACAACATTATCAGTATTTATTCCTCTCACATAATCAGGAAGAGTACACTTACTTGTGTCTATAGTTGCATATGCTTTTATATCTTTTGCATTCAGACATTTTTGCATTGCATCATAATTAGACATTGTCTTATATTCATCAGAGGTATTCATATCGAAGTCGTTGTAATCAGCTCTTCCTCCGTAAGAAAAAAAATCATTTATGTTTGAACTGCTAACTTTTACGCCGTCTACATAAAAATTGTTGATTTTTCGTGGCACCTTGTTTATACGCTCACGCGTTGAACGCATATAATATCTTTCTCGACCATCAGCTATATTGATTTTTCTTCCACCACGCGGAAAAAGTCCAACTTTATTAAGAAGTATGTTTTTATAAACACTGCCATTATCGATTTCCTGATTCGTAATAAAGCACCAGTTGTCTTTAAGAAAACCCAAGGCACCTTCGCATGTTAATTTAATACGATTATTCCAGGTCCTTTCGAAAGAAACCATTCTCCCGTAAAAGATGCAATCATCATCTTTTCTTGTATCATTTCTATAGACTTTAAAATAATGATTGAGAGGATCAGCTCTTTCAATGATTGTATTAAAAAGAAAATGATTGTTATTGATTTCGATTGTCAGAACATCTGCTTCATTCTCTTTTTTTGAAATCGTAGCACTGTAAATCCTTTTTGCTGGATCCAATGGATCATAGAAGACTGTATCAGTCAAAGGATTATCTACTGCATCACGAAAATAGATAATATTGTACATCAGAATTCACCTCTTTCATATCTCAGAAGAATGTTAAAATTGTCATTCTCGCCATAACCTGAAAGTTCAATATCATAAGTAGAGCCCCACACATTAAAAGAGCGATATAAGTTATATGAATATGTCTCAGTTGTACCTGATTCTTTATCATGCACTAATATATTTACATCGTCTTCAATATTACCTTCAATTTCCACATGTACCTTTGTTGGCATTCTTCCAAAATTCATCTTTTTTAGTGTGGAAGGTATTTTATATCCTGGTCTTGCATTCCATCTAAAAACGAATTCTTTTATGGATTTTTTGTACGGATATAAATCACACTCAATCTCTAAATTTCCAATCGAAGAATCACGCAATTTCTTGTCTGATATACTTACATATCCCTCGTAAAAAAAACTCTTATTTTCATTGAGAATAATTTTCATTTTTTTCCCATGAGTTTTTTTGGCGATATCGTCAGCTAATGACTGCCATGTTTCAAATTTTGAAGGAATCACTGAATTAAAGATTTTGAATTTAAATTTTCCTGTTCGTCTCTCAAAGATTGGATATTTAGTCAAACTATATGTAGCATCTATGTATGTATCAAATTTCCCGGGAACTTCCACAAATTCCTTTTTCTGCTCAGGATATGAAATGTCATAATCTTCTAAAATAAGCCCCCATTCATCATAAGAATTGTAAATTCCAAAATTGACGCTTTGATCAGTTAGTTGCATTTGATCACTCCTTTACAGTAATTTAAGTTTAGCTCCCAGCTGTCTATTCATCTCATCACTGATAGTTCCTACAAGACTCTTCTTGTCGATATAGACATTGCTGTCTTTCTCTAACATTTTAGTCATGAGAGTGATAAGTGTATCAATCTTAGTGTCTGTATTGCTTGATGATTGAATGATTGCTGTCGAAGTCTTTGAAGAGCCTGCATCATGCGCTAATGCGATAGATGTATTAAGCATATTGTCGCTGAGTTTATTAAGTGTCTGATAGACATCAGGAGCGCCTTTTTCAATACCTTCCGCAAGTCCACGTGCTGTCATGATACCAACTTCATCTCTGAATGCTCGTGATGGACTATGAATCTTTAATTTTTTCTTAAGCTTCTTAAGCATCTTGTTTCCAAGACTGTTAATCGTGTTGAATATGTTAGTCTGACCTTTTTTTATTCCTGCGTTGATGCCTGCAGTCAGCTGCTTGCCTAATGTTTTTGCCTGTTTTTTGGTAACAACGCCAGCCGATCTAAGCTTTTTGATGTACTCATTTTTCAGCGATTCAATCTGATTTTGTGCATCCTTTTTAGCCTGAGCAATCTGAGAATTGATAGAGGATTTTAACAAATCGTTGTCTCTTATAGCCTGCGAATTAGCCAAGGAATCTCTCTGATTGAAAAGATTTACGTAATTTTTGAGTTCAGATGATGTCATGCTGTTGATAGCTTTTAAGCTATTCAATGATGACACATCCATCTGTTCAAGTTCTTTATACAGTCCAGAATTACGTCCGAGCTTTGAACGCAAAGAGCTCATTACGCTTGAATATTCTTTTAAGTCTTTGACTTGTGACTGTAGATTTCTTGTCAATGTATATCCAAAAACAGGAGAATCTTTTGAGTATGTATCAAATAATCCAGTTTTTAAAGCGTCAGCACGACTTTTTACAGCGTCTGTGTACTGCTTGTTAAGATCATTGATTTTGCTGTTCATCGACTGAATAGTGCTAGTGACATTGTTAGAAAAAGTTTTTGTAGCACTCTCATAAGTCTTTGAAGCTTTTTTGAACGTCTTTGTGTTAGCAGCTGATTTAGCTAATGATTTTCCTGCCTTTTTGGCTTTTTTTGAGTTAGACTTGACGCCTTTTACAAGTCCATCAACAACGTGCTTACCACTTTTTTTTGTTTTCTTTGACGGGCTGTGGATCTCAAGTTCCTTGTTGAGTGCCGTCACTGTAGCATTGCCTAAATCTTTTGCGGATTTTTCAGCTTCTTTTGTGCCTGCGCTTATGCCTCCAACAAGGCCCTGAACAAAATAGATACCGTCTTCTTTAGTTACTCTTGATGGACTGTGGATTTTCAGTGCATTCTTTAAAGAGCTTACAAGTCCGCTTGCAAGACTTCTTACTGCGCTGAATGCTCCACCACTTCCGCTTCTGATACCACTTGCGATACCACTTGAGAAGTTTGAGCCAGCGCTTGAACCCTGCGATGAGCTCATAGAACTTTTCGCGGTTGATACCGCTTTATTTCCGACTGTTTTTACTGATGACGTTACTGCATTCATTCCGCTTCTGATACCGCTTGCGATACCGGTTGGAACAGTCTTTCCGGCGCTTGCACCGCTCTGCTTCATAGCGCCTGTGTTATGCTTTTTTGCTATCGCTTCAAGCTGCTTTATTGCACTTGATACTGATATCTTCCCGCTGTTGACACCTTGTGCAAGACCTTTTGGTACGCTGATACCGCTCTGCTTAGCTTTTTCAAGAAGTCCATTGAATTTTACTGAATTCTTAATATAATTGCTTGCAGTTGCGACTGATACTTTTCCGCTCAGCATTCCCTGAGACATTTCTTTAGGAATTTTGATACCGCTCTGCTTTGCTTTCTCAAAAACACCATCAAATTTTATAAGATTTTTTAGTTCATTTACGCTTTGAGGTATAGCAATCTTCCCAGTCGCTAAGCCCTCCTTGATAGCTTGTGGTATCTTGACACCAGCGCTATTAGCCTGCGCAAGAATAGAAGTAAAATCAAGCTTATTGATTTCTGTGTTTGTCTTGCTGATAGACGAAGTCGTCTTATCGTGTGCATCTTTAAGCTTCTTGTGTGCATCGGTAAGTGCAGTTAATTCGTTTGAATATTTTTTTGAGCTCTCTAATGCTTCATTGTATGCTTTTGTATCACCTGTTTGTGAAGCATACTCCATATCAGAATTTGCTTTTTTTAGTCGTGCTCTGACATTTTCTTGCTGCGCTTCGTTATTTTTGAGCTGAGCAACTTCACGAATAGACTGCGCTTCCAGTTTAGCAATTTCAATCTGTTTTTTTGCAGACTGCTCTACTGTTGCACTTACAATAGCTTCTTCTTTCATTGCCTGAATTTTTTGCTTGATCGCAGACGTAGACATATTGAGCTTGTCCTTTTCCGCGTCATACTGTGCATTAAGCCCAGGCATAATAGAGTTGAGCTCTTGAACAAGCGCTTTTAGACGTGCTTTTTCATTCGCGGTTTTATTTGTCTTGCTTGCCAAAGCTTCGATTCTATCAGTCAGCTTTTCGGCTACTGTGCTATTTGTATTGATTTTATCAATGCTGCTGTCATAAGCCTTATTTGATTTATTGACTTCATTTTGAAGCTTTGATGACTGCTCAGCAAGATTGACTGTCTTTTGATACGCTTCTCCTTGCGCTTCAGCCATATCAGACATATATTTTTTTGCAAGAAGAAAAGCGGTTCCTAATGCGCCAACAACGCCAACGAGAGGAAGCGCTACAGTAGACAATGACGCAAGACCCGTTGAAGCAGCTGCGCTTAATCCGCCTGCCGCCTGAATCGAAGTGCCTAACGCTTTTACAGTGCCTACTGCTTTTGGTATAGCTGTAATGAAGTTTCCTACTCCTTGCGTCAGCTTACCAAATATAATAAGAACAGGACTTGCAATTGCAGTTATTCCAACAAAACCTGTGATTAAATTTTTTGTAGCAGGTGATGCTTTGCTAATAGCATTAGTGAAGCCTTTTACTACACCAGACAATGACTTCATCATCGGAGTTGCATTAATCAAGAACTGCTGCCCTAACTGAATGCCACTATTTTTTAACGCATTGAGCGATCGTTCAGCCTGTTTTGACGGACTGTCAAGCTTCTTTAAATTCTGTGCAGTCTTTCCTGTTGAATTCTGAACATCCTTCAATGACTGGTTAAATTCTTTTGTACCTCCGTTAAGAATCGCTAAAGCGCCTTGTCCAGCTCGCTGATTTTTGAAAAGGTTCTTGAATGCGTTGGCGTTTCCGCCGACCGAATCCGAAAGGATTTGTAATACATCGCCTAAAGATTTACCGCTTGTCATCAGCTCGCTGAAAGATTTTCCTGTCTTTTGGCGCAATGTTGTATCAACTGTGTTGCCGCTTTTGGAGAGTTCATTTAGCATTGCTCTAATCTGTGTTGTTGCATTAGCTGTGTTGATACCTTGCTTTGTCAGAGATATATATGCACTTGAAAGATTGTCAAAATTGACATGCAGTGCTGATGCAACTGGGATTACCTGCCCCATGCTCGCTCCTAATTCGGCAACAGTTGTCTTGCCTTTATCCTGAACAGTCAGGAGTCGGTCACTTAAAGAGGTGGCATCCTTTACCTTCAACCCATAAGCATTGATTGCGGTAGTCAGTAAATCAACAGACGTCTTTGTATCAGTAAACCCGCCTTTTGCTAGATTAGTTGCGACTTTAGTGAATTTTGCAACTTGATCAGCAGGAACTGATGCCGATAACGCCTGATATGCAGCTTCTGTTATCTCCGTTGCACTCTTGCCTGTGTCCGTTGAAACTTTTAAAAGCTGATCGCTGAGTTTTTGCAAGTCTTTACCGTTTTTGTTAGCAATTGTGTTGACTTTGTTCATTCCGTTTTGGAAATCACTTGCAAGTTTGACACTTGCTACAATGCCTGCGCCTGCAACTGCTGAAAGCCCCTTTAGCTTCTGGCCTGCATTTTCAATAGATTTACCAACAGTATTGATTCGTGTTCCTACTGCAACAAATTTGCTAGCCCACGCATTTTGTGTCGAGCCGAATTTTCTGTACTCGCTTTCCAACTGCTTTAGCTTTGTCTCAGTCAAACCTAAGTCAGTCTGAAGCTTTTTGTAATCGTCACTTTTAGGGTCAACTGTTGCCATCTCTTTTCTTAAGGCTTCAGCTTTGCCTTTTGTAAGCTCAATAGCTTTTGCCAAATCCTTTTGCTTTGAATTCAGCAGTAGTGTAGAAGATGGATTGAATTTTAGGCTTCTGTCCAAAGAGCGAATCTCTCTTTGAGTAGAATTGATTTGCTTGTTAAGGCTTGTCAGACTGCCTTGAAATTTGGTCGTATCGCCATTGATTTCAATCGTGATACCTTTTTTCTCTGCCATATTTTTCCATCCTTTCTTCAAAAATTAAAAGCACACTTTTTATAACTCAACGTATTAGTGTGCTTTTTAATTAGAACCTGTCAAAATCGGACTGATCAGCAAGAACATTGTAATTGCATTCATCATTTGCTGATTCAGTAAATATGTCAAGCACCATACCAAATGTTAGCGCATCAAGTGATTCAACGCTTAATCCGATTTGTGTAGTTCTTAATGCGAATAGACCAGTAGAATAATCACGATCTATTCGCTTGCTGTGTTTTTTTCTTTAGCAGTTCCGCTTGAATTTTCATTCCAGCATTCAAGCAGATCCATAAACGCATTAGCAAAGTCTACATCCTTATAGCCATCAAGCCAATTGATGAATTTAGGAAGCTCTTTTTCGCTCGCTTGAACAACTCCGACATAACATAGACCTTTAAAAACGAACAAATCGATGTCTAGTCCGTCTTCTCTTTTGCTGCTGTTGAATGAATCATTGAAATTAGCAAGATCTTTGAAGAAGTCTCTGTTAATTAGCTGATTGTACAGAATTGGAGTTACTGCACTCATGCGAACTTTTACTTCTTCATCGCCCAATCTTATTGTTTTAGAAATTCCACCTTTTTTCATATTAATCTCCTACTCCCTGAGAAATTGCACCGTGAATTTTCGTATACCACGAATTATACACTTCACTGCTCGTAGATGTTCCTGTTTCAGCTTTTGGGATGTTTACACCATTAATCTTTGTTGTTGAACATGTCAATTTAACAGTTTCAGTCGCAACATCAACATTCTCTTCTTTTGTTTTCGATTCGACTGATGGACGCGTAGCTGAACACTTGTACATGACATGACGTCTTGCATTGACATCTCCATCAAACTCAAACAATAATGCAAAATATACAGTTGGCGCGTCAGCATTCTCTAGCAAGACTCCATCAAAATCTTCAGTCATGCCTAGAATATCACGCTTGAAATCTTCTGGAACCAAAGCAGATTCAAAATCTCCTTCATATCCAGTATTTGTCGATGTTACATAATATTTTATTCCGTCAGCATAAAATGTTGAACTTTCGCCCTGTGGCTCAAAATTCACACTTACGGCACCAGGCCATTCCTTGATTTCTCCATATGCTGGTCCAGTTGTGCCTTCGCTAATCAATTTAGCGTAATGTACATTTTTTAAATTGTATTTAACCTTGTTTTGTGTTGCTGTTGGCATTTTCTATTCTCCTTTTTAGTATATTTCTTTTTCAAGCATCACATCAAATTCATAAGCTGTGATGTAAATCTTTTCTTCTTTGCTATACACTTGCCCCTTCGTAAAGGAGCTAAATTCTTTTCTTGAATCAATGATATCCTCAATCTTTTGTTCAATGACAGGTTCAATCTGCTTTGTAATGAGCTCGATGTCTGCGACTTCCACTTTCTTGTAGATATGACCATCACAAAAAACATTGTGTGTTTCCACAAAATGAACTGCACAATATCCTTCTCCTGTATTTTGCGACAGGTCCGCATCGCTGAAATATCTTCCAAAAACAACATGAACAGGCAGTTCATCAGCAAGAAACTTCATGAAATCAGTCTTTCTCATAGCTTCGACAATCCCTTTTCTATGAGCCTTTCAAGTTCAGCTTCAGCCGCCTTTACACCTTGATCAATGTGTGGCTTAGCTGCAGCATGACCTTTTGTTGGTCCATACTGGTTTGAAATCGAGTGCCCTTTTTCTATAAGATGAGGCATTCCAGGAAGCTTGTTGTAGATTGTTGCTTCGGAGCTGAAAGGATGCTCCTCAACCTTGCAAGACCAGCTTTTTCTATACTTTCCTGATGTTTGAAGCGAAGAAACAGGAGAAACAGTTCTCAGAACTTTTGCTCCTTTTCTTCCGGCTTTGCCAACCGCATCTTTTACAACGTCCTGAGTCTCTTTTGATATGTCATTCAGAATTTCATCCATAGCAATAGAAAATTCATCAGGAGATACTTTTACATAACTCATGATGTACCTTCCCTTCTCTTGACATATAACTCTATCATCTCATCAGCTCTCACATACGTTCGATACACTTCATAGAGTACATTTTCATACTCAACAATCTGTTCATGACTGTAGTCACCGTAAAAAAGCCTAAATTTAATTTCAGGACGGAACCCATTTCTTGCTCCTTCAAAAAATTCTTTTTCAGATACGCTTTCTTTTGTGCAGAAGACTTCTTTTTTTTTGAGCTGTCTTTGTTCTCTGAAGTACTCATCTTTTGTGATCTCTACACTGCACAAATTCAATACTGTGCTTTCTGCCATTTTTAATCATTGCTCCATTCTGTATATCCTGTAGCCATGCTAAGCTGTGCTTTCTGCTCATCATATGACTTTTTAAGTCTGTCATAATTTGTCGGATTACCGAAATTGCAGCATACATAAGTAGCTATTGCTCTTCGGATAAGAGAATCTTCAACTTCATCAATGTGTTCAATGTCAAGTTCATCATTGACAACACCAGCCAAGCCCAAATCCTGAGCACCTGCGCGAATCAGTTCAGAAAGCAATGTGTCATATGCGTTCGTCTTGATTCTTAATGTAAGTTTCACATATTCAAGCATTGCTTATCCTCCCTGTTCATTCAAAAAATTGGAAATCATCTGAGCTTTTGTATCATCAGTAGATACAGTGGAATATCCACGACCAATAGCTAAATCATAAATTTGCTGCTTGGTCATGGATTGCAGTTCAGACTGTGTATAGCTTTTTGTTACTCCCCCTGCTGAGCAGCCTGTGCTCTTGTGAAGGTAACCTTTACAAATGCGATTGGGTTTTCAAGCCCAGCATCAAATAATGAATATCCTCCGATGATATCTTTGAATGTCTTTGGTTCAACATCAGACTGGATATATAACTCTTCGAAATCATTTGTCAATAATGATGCAGGAACACCAAAATATGCTACATCATCAGCGATGTTTCCATCTTCTTTGACTTCAGAGCCTAAAATACGTCCTGCCACTTTAGGATCAGTAGTTGATGATTCCGTGAATAATGGTCTTCCCATCTTATCTTCAATTCCGAATAAGCCTGTATAGATAGTCTTGTTGTTTGCATAGACTCTCTTGATCCCATTTTCACCGATTGCACCAAAGATTTCTCTGATTGTATCAGCAGTGTATGGCTTGTCAGTCATAACGTTTGAAGCTGCAATACCATAAGTAGTATCATCCAATCTTGATAAGATATGCTTTTCTTTTGCATTCGCAATACGCTTAGCGATATGATCAGTCAACCATGTTTCAAACGCATCAATTGACTGCCACTTCATTTTTCTTGTGATAACCACATGTTTCTTGATTTCAACACCATCAAGTGTCAATAAGTCGAATGTATCCTGTTCGTCATCATTAGCAGTGCCTTCAGAAGTGACTTTAGCATCTCCCTGATCAATTGCCTTATGACGAGGAACTCCGAATCCTGATGTCATGTTTGAATGAGTTGAGTCTTCATAAAGTGGAGAATAAGACTTTACTAATTCAACAATCTTATTCAATGTAACTCGTGGAACAATGTTGCCTGAATTTGATGTTGTGAAAGTGAACGCAGCTCTTTCTTCCTTGTTCATTTCCCCAAAAATCTTCTCACCGCTTTTGCGTGTAGCCATGTCCTTTAACCATGCTGAACGATACTCGGGTGAATCAGCACCATATGTTTTTGAACGAGCAGTTGGCTCTTCAAATTTTTCTAAAACCTCATGGTTTGTATCCACTTCATCGATTAATTTTTTTCTTCTTTCGATGGCATCTTCAACATTTCTTTTTTCTTCAGCTAACTCTTTGATTCTTTTTTCAATTTTGTCTAGCTCTTCTGAAGTGATTGAATCATCAGTCAACTTTGAACGACATTCTTTTAAATCAGCTAAAATTTCTTTTAAATCTCTCATGTTTTTCTCCTTTTCTAATTAAGTTCAGTTTCAATAATAAGTTTCAGTCGCTTCTTTCTTTTTTCTTCTCTCATTCGCTCCGCTTCCAGTTCCTTGATCACTCCGTCAAAAAGACTACGAGAAGACAATTCCGTCATATCGTTAGCAGGAATTGATACTGCTGAAACGTCATATAATTTGTTGATCTTTGTGATGCGAATATGCACTTCTCTAGTGCCTGATTCTTCATCATCAACGATTGTTCTTTCAGTTCCACCAACAGTGAATCCGAAAGACATCCTATCGATGTATCCTTTATCGATATCTTCAAAAAGCATTCGTCCTCTTTCATTTCCGCCAAGATTTGCAGTGACCTTCAAACCATGATCATCAATATCAAGCTTTAGCGTGCCATTTCGGCATCTTGCGTAGACGAATCCTGTATGATCAAACTGCATGATTACATCGCTCATGTCGCAGTCATCGAATGCTCGCTTGTCGATAGATTCATACAGAGTTGTGTTTCCGAATCGATAAAGTTCATATTCGCTGTCGAAAGTTGTTGCATATCCTTCAACAACCTTTTCATCCGAGTCTTCTTTTTTTCTTGTCTTTAGTGGCACACCAATCTTTCTATACTGACGGCCACTATTCAGTTTCTTCATCTTCAGTTCGTCCATTCGTTTCTCCTTTCTTTGCAACATTGGAATCAGCTTTCTTTACAATGTTTCCTTTCATATCAATCAGGTAGTATTCGCCACGAAGCGTATACATCTGGCCTAGACCGTTTGGAAGCTGAGGAAGGTTCCATATTTCACGAGCTTCATCAATCAGAAGCATTCCTCTATCCATCATCGACTCAGTGAACGCTTTTTTGTCCTTGTTCGACATGTACTGCAGTCTATTTGATGATAGAATCACTGATGATCCGGCCATAAGCTCCTGTTCGGTAAAGAGAATCTTGTTGAAAAGCTCAGTCAGTCTTATCGCGAATGGCTCAACCACTCCTTCGTAGAAAGCGTTGAGCTCATCACCGATGGCTGAGTTATTCAGAATGTTTTCGCTGACACCAAAATATTTGTTGATGTTGTCATTGATGATTTTCATCTGATCACTGTCAACAACAAACGCATCATTCTTAAGCTGTCTGATGTCCTTGTATGTATTCGGAAACAATAAAAGACCTCCACCATTACTAGCGAACGCCTTTTCGTTAAATCTTTTTCTTTCTTTTGTGAGGTCATCGTCGCTCATGAAGTTATTGACCTGAGCCATGAACCTGTATGTAGCACCGTTCTTGATTGATTCCTCAATGCCCTGCGACTGCAGTGACACAAGATTCATTGTTTCATTCAGTGCAGTGTTTCCAGTGCCCGCGAATTCATCCTTGTACTGAAACCTTGTAGCGATTCCCGCACGCTCCATTTCAATATAACCTGTAGTATCGTCTTGAAACGTGTATTTTATCCACAAATTGTTATCTCTTGAACGCACAATCATGCATTTTTCAGGAAGCGCAGTAAAGAATCCGACAGTTCTTTCGCCGTCATCACTAAGCAGCGGGAGAATGAACGCACTGCTGCTGATGTCAAGAATAGTCGAGAATCTATAAATGAACTGTGACCAAGTCTGCCACGGGTTAGGTCGCAGTTGGATTCTCTTCTGTTCGATATTCAAAGAATCAATGCCTGTAAAATGGAACTTAAGTTTTGAATTGTGCGTTGCTCTTGCATCAATGGCTCTACGTACCTGGATGTTTTCATAGATTTCGCCGTCAAAATTACTGAATGAAGGTCTATATCCAACAACCATTCCAGCTGAGAAACCATTGACTGCAGCTGATGACTGATTCTTTTTCTTGATAAATCTTTCAAAAAATCCCATGATCATATCCTTTCTATGAGCAGTTCTTCAACTGCCCACCAATTTCCTTGTAGTATTTTTGCCTTACTGTCATTGCATCTAATAAGGCAGCACATCCATCAATATGTGCTCTTTCTTCAATCTTTATTGCCTTGACCTTTCCAATTTCATTGTCACTCTTCAAAGCAACATTAAGCAGGTGCGCTTTCATAAGATCGTTGTTTCCGATGTTGAAATCACCATTCTTTATAAGCCCCTCAGTTTCTCGAATGACTGAACTTAGATTGAATCCCTGATTTACGTCATCCATATGAAATCCGAATTCATCCATTGATTGGACAAGTTGCTGAGCACTGTACCTGTCGTAGCCTATCTTTAAAGGATAGATCTCATAATCGGTAACGAGCGACTTGAACCAATTGAAGCAGTCTCGATAATCAACAAAATTCTTACCGGACCGGTTCAGCAGACCTCTCTGAATGAATAGGTCATAAGGAACGCCTTCTCTCGCAATCATGTATTCAACCTTTTCCGAAGGCATCCAGAACTTAGCGAAAAGATAGAGCACTTCATTCTTTTCAATAACAACGCACGAGCTCGTCAAGTCAGTTGTCTTTGACAAATCGATGCCGCCAACACAATAGCAGCCTCGGAAATTTTCAAGGCTTAATGGATGATCAGACACATTCTTCTTCACATCAACAGCGTTGAGCCATGCTGTTGATGAAGACTGTTTGATGTTGCAGTACTTGCATATGAATTCGGCCTTTTTTGAAAGAGAACCCATAGCCTTTACTATTTCTTCTTTGATGAAATCTTCTGAAACCGAAATGCCTAAATTTGGAAGCGACTTTTTCAGTTCGTTGATATCGTTCCATTTTTCGATATCATCAATGATATATAGAATCGGCAAGAGCCTTTTTTCTTTTGAATCGCCAAGAAGAAATCTAGTTGCACGCTTCATCAGTTCATCATAGATGCCATCATTGATGTAGTTGGCAGTAGTTATTGACAGGATCAGTGGCTCTTCTCGGGCTCCAAGTGCTGACGCCATAACTTCATACTGTTTTAACCCTTTTGCAGCAGGCCAAGCTGCGATTTCATCACATACAGTCAGCTGAGGGTTGAACCCATCGGCCGTCTTGTCATTGAAAGCAAGCTTTGTTACTGACGTGTTTGTCTGACTGATGTAAATATCAGTCTTGCGCTTTTTTGTGAGTGCTAGAAGCTCAGGTTCTTTCTGGACTGACTGCCAAAATGAGCTGAAAACGATATCCGCCTGTTCCAGTTTCGGAGCAAGACAATAGATATCGTTTCCGTAGCCATCATCAAGATAGGCCACATATTCCATAATTCCAGACGCAAGCAATGACTTACCACATTTTCGTCCAACAACGATAAGAATCTCTCTAAATTGACGATGATTTTTATCATCAACTATGCCAAAAATTAAAGAAATGATTGCTTTTTGCCACAATTCAAGCTTGATCAGCTGTGGAGCAAGACTTCCTTTTGCGTGATGCAGGAATGATTCAATAAAAGTGATAGCTCTATTTGCTTTTTTTGAATCATAGAAAAATTTTTCTTCTTCTAAACCCTTTTCTATGATTTCAAACAGAAGCTTTATCCATTTGCCGACAACAATCTCACCTGATTTTATTTGATCATGATACTGGCGGATATAGTTATCAGACATTACGCATCATTTCTAGTTTTGACAGCTTGTGTTCTTCAGGAAGCATTTCTTCTAAACGCTTATTTATCGCGTTATATTGCTTGACGGTATTGTTGTAAGCTTGAAGATTTGAACTTGGCTTTCGTCCATGCTGATTCGCACCGTTCTGATATTCTTCAATCGTTCCTTCGCGCTTGATTGTCTCTTGAAGCTCATCCAGAATGACTTTCATGAACGCCTGATTATGAAGCAAGGCATCTATCAGCTTGAACTTGTTTTCAGGCAAAGGCTTGAACAGTTTTTTTAATTTGTTGTATTCTTTTTTGATTAGCTTGTTACGCTCAAGCTCCTTGTCATCCATTCTGACTACACCTCCTATAAAATCAAAAGAGAGGAAAATTCATCCCCCGCACCGTTCCCCAGTACGCTTCAAAAATTTTTGAAAATAAGGGGGGACATCTAGAATTTTCTCTCTCTTTCGCTTGAATTATGTTGTAATTTAGTCAAAGTACACGATATTTCCATTCTTATCAAAAGAATATCGCTTCTCTTTGCTTGATCCATGATGCTCCTTGTTGTGACAGTCCTGACAAAGAAGTTCTAGATTGTCCCAGTTGAGCGACACTTCCGGATTTTTATAATTTTTAGCATCTAGATATATCTTATGATGCACGATTTTGCCGACGCTGATTAAATTTTTTTTCAAGCAGCGTTCGCATAGTCCATGTCGAGACTTGAAGTATCCATCGCGACAATCTCGCCATGCCTTCGACTTGTAAAACCTTGCTAGCTGTGGATCACGCTTGAACATGAGCTCACTTCCTTAAACAAAAAGAAGAGTGTACTAGCTCTTCTTGTTGCTTCTATATTTATTCTACAATAACATATTATCACTAACTGATATCTAATCGCATATCACTGTTGCTCACAAGTTATCATCATTTATCACAGGTTATCATAACTTATCAACGTTGCTCACTGCTTATCATTATCGTTTATGGTGAACAGTAGTGCATTGATTGCTGACGTATACAGTCTATGTATTGTCGCGTATGACTTGCGATATATCTTCGCAATTGTCTCTAATTTATAAAAATAGCAATACTTGTATCGTAGTATCTGTGCTAGCTGATGATTGTCTTTATCCAGTCTAGAAATAATTTCTTCGATTTCAATCATCTTGTCAATCTTGCTTTGCTTTCTTACAAGATTATGATTAAGCGACTTGACCTTATCGGAAGATCCAGTGCCGAGTTCAGATGATGGCATTACCGATTTGGGAAGAGACATTGACTCCAGAGCTCTTAGCTCCCAGTAATAATCTTCATACAGTTTGAGATATCTTGTTAACTGCTCCTTTGTCTTAATCTTCTTCATCTTCATCAACCTCAAACATTTCCTTCAGCTCCTTTATACGCTGAGACTTTAGTCTCTTCTCTTCTTCCTCAATTCTTTTCAGAATCCTGCATGAATCAATGTAATTGATTACTGCAAGAATGATTACGCTAATTGCTCCTGAAAACAACAATATGAATAGTCCTACAACGAAAGCCAGCATCATTCAACCTCCGAATTACTCAAAGAGTTATGATAAAAAGCGTCACAGCTTTTGTCTTTGTCAGGAACTTCCAGCGCTGATTCAAGAGACTCATACAAGTCGATTGAGCACACATCAGCATCCACTGCATAAACTGCATCGATTATGTATCCTTTTAAACCTTCATCTTCTTCAACAATCAACTTGTATAAAGTGTAAACATTTCTAGTAAATTCAATAGGAGTATTTTTATCCATATATTCGTATCTGAAGTAAAGCCGGTAATCACGCCCCTTAAATCTCTTGGCAACAAACTTGTCAATCGTATTCTTGACAAAAGGAAGCTTCCCTTTGTATTCTCTAACAAACTTTCTTTTATTTAGATCCATTTCATATCACCCCAATTTTTGTTTGTGTATATATACTACACAAACAGTTATTTATTATTTCTTCTTATTTTTAACCATTTTTTTATCATGTTTTTATCATGTTTTTATCATGGTCTAAATTAATCAAAGATATGTCTATCATCATTTCACCTCATACAAAGTATGCTCATAAGCTTCTACAACAATCAGGTTATGTTCCTTCTTAATGTTATAAATAAACGCGTCAAGAATAGGCTTCTTGCCCTTCTGCAGTATTTCATTAACTGTCGTGATCATTGTATTTCTAGCGACTCCTGTTCTTTTCCAATCGCTTCTAAGAACACATACTTTAACAACTTCATAATTATGGAACTTTGATAAAAGATCACTTACACTTAATTCATTCATTTCATGTACCCCCTATCGAGAACTTTCTCTCTTAGATCCATGTACTGCTTCTTAAGCTTCTTGTTCTTCTCCAGAAGCAGTCTGCACTGATTCCTTAAGCGCATATATTCAGCGTATGAATACGTTTCCTTTTCGTTTCCATCATTGAATTCTTTTTCAGCGCTGATTTCAGCAAGCTTTATTTCTCTCTGCTTTCTTGATTCCTTTTCGGAGAGCTCGTTTTTATAGAGCTTTTCCCAGTTCTTCGCCTGTTTTTTCCAGTACGCTTTTTTTCTATATGAATCAGCGTATTCTATTCTTGTTTTTTCTTCTCCTGCACGAAACCCTGTTTCCGCAATGCACATAAGCAGTGCTCTTACGCCATCAGGATATCCTTCAAGCGCCTGTTCAGAAAAGGTGATGTGCCTGTTCCCCCTTTGTGGCTTGATTTTTTCAATTACAACTTTTTCTTTTATCATCTCTATTCCTCCGTCTCATACACGTAGTAGCGTGAATTAGAAACTACATGGTGCTTCTGATTGTATATATACTTATAGATCGTATCTCTAGAGATGCCTAACATTTTTGCGCATTCAACAGGTGAACCAAATGCAAGCACTTTGTCTCTTGTCTTGGCATCATATACGACGATGAATTTCTTTTTCATTTCTCTATCCTTTCAAAAAGCAGCAGCTAATTGAGATGCGCATGTGATTATTGACGCTATGCATGTAGTATAGAATTTGATTAATGAGACGTTAACTTTTCTTTGTGACTTGAGAAGGGCTTCCTCCTATCTTTTTTCTTGATGTAATTTGTCATTGTTTTTAGCGTCAGTCCACAATGACAACAAATAAAAGCGCATCTCACTTAGCTGCTGCCTTTTAATTTTTTTAAAAACAAGTGATGAAGTTATTCATCATGCACCAACTGTTAACAAAGTTTATTACTTCATCTGAAGGTCTAGCGTTATATTTACCTCTGCACTGAATAACGCGCTTGTCTCTAAGCTCCAAAGTAACAAATGGATTCTCTATATCCTCTGCTTTTCTGACAAAGAAGATATCGGTATCTCCAAATGCTACATTTTTAGCATACGTTCTTACACAGTGATGAAGTTCTTCGCTTTCATTAAATAATTCATCAAGCTCTTTCACTGGTCTTATTAGAAATTGTTTGGAATGGTATATCAATTTCTTCAATTCAGCATCAGAACTTCTTTCTTTGATCATCTTGGCATATTTAGCATTACGAACTATTTTGAGATTTTCTATAGCTTCATCATGTGCACTCCAAAAATCCTTTGGATATTTATTTATTGGCATTCTTGATAGATTCATAGCGTCGATATAGTCGCTGTAGTCTCTATAATTGATTTTCTTTTTCGTATGCTCATTGCATGTGCATATGTATTTTAGTACACGCTTTATTTTCTTTGCTGATTCATAGTTTTCGTTATAGTGCGCACCGTTCATCAATTTTATGAGCTCTATATCAGGATTGCTTACATTTGCGTCTACAAGAGTCTCAGCTTCGCCTGGTTCCAAATCATTTTTGATGATCTGGCTTATTTGCTTTTTGGTTGCTTTGTTGAGCGTATTTATATAGCAATCATATAGATACGTTCTCATAGCCTTAATGAATCTAGTGGCGTTCGACTTGACAAGTCTCTCAACAGCCGGGCATCTGTCATATGTGAATAGATAGTTGAGCAGTCCATAGCCTAACTTTTGTGCTTGACTGAACCCTGAATACCAGTAGCCTGTATCTTTCATCACTCTTGCAAGCTTAGGCTTGTACACATGAACGGTTGGATAGCTGAGCCAAAATCCTGTGCGGTCCTCTCGCCAATCCTCATAATCTTTCCAGAAGCTATGGCTCATAAACCCTTGCATTGTTCTTGATGAATTTCGTGTGATGCCCATTTCATAGGTTTTGTTCATTCTTCCTATTTCCATGACACTGTGTATTTCATCATAGCCATACTGTGACTTTTTGATGTCTCTCATAAGATAGAAGTATCTTACAATCAACTCATGCCGTCTGTTGGATTCAAACTTAACGATATAGTCTTTTACTGGCTTAATCTTGCTATATCGCTGAACTGTAAATCGCCTATGACAGCCAGAACATGTATGAACAGTTCCGTCTTTCCAGTTACGATCTATAACACGAAAACTATTACAATGAGTGCAGTAGTACATCCACTTGCCACTGACATGTGAAGTATGAAAGAAGATGATTCTATGCTGACTGATGAACTCACGCTCAATAAAACCATCAAAGAATCCATCTTCTATTTCTTTTATCGATTTTAGTTCTTCAAGCGCAACCTGCCTTTTCCAATAAGCAACGTCTCTCATAGGTCAAAGAGCGATACCTGATTGACTTTTGGCTTCTTGGCTTTACGTTCAGCTTTTCGCTTTTCCTTTTTCTCCTGCTCAGTCTTTTTTATCTCAGCAAGCTTCTTTTTGACTCGCTTTTCAACAATCTTATCGATATCGGCAGGTTTCCCTGTTTTCTTATCAATAAAATTAGATTCCGTCTGATCAATCTCTTTTCTATATTCAGAAAGTGGTTTGTCATCTTTTGCTGCAGCTACCTTGACATCGGCTTTTGAAGTTTGTTTGGCGGTGATATCATCTTCATCATAGTAATGAACCGCTAATGAAAAAACTTCCTCGTCTGTCATTGCCACCTGATTGCCCCTTTTTTTGGCTTCCTGGAGAATATAATTACCACATTCTTCAAGCGACTTATTCTCTTTGTCTAGTGAATCTTTAATATCGTCTCTAGTCAGAAGATAATCAGCGATTACTTTTAACCAACTGTCAGCACTTTTGCGTTCTTCCTGTAATTTCATGGTTATCAGTCTCCCTAAATTTAATTTTTTAAAAATGAAATGAGATAAGATATATATTTATATATATAATTATCTATATTGTTATATATATTATTATGGGGTGTCATTTTGACACCACCCCAGTGTCATTTTGACACCACCCCAGTGTCATTTTGACACCACCCCAGTGTCATTTTGACACCGGTAGTGTCATTTTGACACATGGTATTAAATCCTCTTAACTTCATTTAGCATGTCTTGCAAATCATCAACAGCAACTCTTTCGCATTCTGAATTGTCGCTGTTTTTTGTTTCAGGAATAACAGCAGCATAATCATTGACTGTAATTCCATTTATGTTTTTTGTTTCTTTCGTAAGAAGCCCCCTACTACAAAGTGACTGCAATATTCTTAGAATAGTGCTTTTAGAGACTCCACATGATTCATATAGATATTTCAATGATCCAGTGTATTTAGTACCTGGAACCTGTGAAAAGCCGTAAATGATAGCGTATACTAATAATTCTTTATTCCTTAGATGTAATTCATTACGCATCCAGCCATGTATTACAAAATAATTTTCGTTTTTCATACGTCATCACTTCTCCATTTCTGCTCCACACTCGTCACATAATGCTATAAAATCAGCTTTTGCCTTTTCTTTAATTTCGTTCTGAACGTCTTTATCAGCCAATTCATGTGTGTATACAGGTCTACCCATAATATCTTCAACATACTTGTGGAATATCTGAAACTTATCCTCTGTCAGCATACATATTCCTGTATATGCCATCACGATTGCTTTTTCTCTATCCGTCATTTCTAACCCTCACTTTCTGCCTCTATGATTGTTTCTGCTATGTCAATATCCTTATATGTGTTTCCGATAGGCTCTTCAAGTACAGCATCTGCATCAATCAGTCTTCCGTGCCCTTCTGGAAGCGGTGTTCCCTCTTGTATCAAATGTTCAACATAAAGCAATGGTTTAGTGCTATTTTTAATAGCTTTATACACTCTATCAGGTACATCAATTACTACCCGCATGTCTATCCCTCACTTTCTCTATTTGCACATTTAATAAAGATCATATAAGGCTTACCATTATCAGTAAGATACTTGACACATTTTTCATCACCTTTGATTTTGTGATACTCACAATCATTGCAATCCTTACGAATAACAACATTATCAGTTTTTGTGCCTGCATCTTCAAAGAATCTTTTCTTGCAACGATTAACTTTGTACCGCTCCATTTTGCCCCATTCAAGATCACTGTAATTGAATAACGTACGTACCTGTTCAAGCATGATTGATACATCAACCATTTCTTCTAGCAAATTAGCTCTTGCTTCATGGCTATCAGGGTATCTTAGAATCTTGTTAGCTGCTTGTGTAAGTTCGCCACATTCTTCCATTAATAGTCTTAATCTATCATTAGCACCGTAATAAGTAACCATTGCCTTATTCCAATCTTGTTCCATCATTTCTTACTCCTCGCTTTCTTCCTTACACCACATAGGACAAATCAAATGAATACGTCCATCACCGCCCTGTTCAGCCCATTCGCACATTCTTAATGGTGATATTTGATGTTGACAATTTTTACATCCTTTATATCCGAGATGTTTAATTTGTTTTTTAACTTCGTCTTTCATTACTTGCTCCTCACTTTCCAATCATTAGAATTGTGCAAAGAAACATATAGAAGTAGATTGCTCCGATCAGAGTGATTGATACGCTCTTCACTTTTCTTTTAATGCTTCTTTTTACTCTCAGATGCTTTCCTGTTTTCTTGTCTACAAAGATGATATTCATTGTTTTTTCTCCTTTTTGTGTTGCATATTCTATTTGAAATATCCTTACGTTATCTCAAATGCCCTTAACCTTTGTATTTCCCTTTATTCAAAGGAAATAATGCGATTTTTTGCAGTTGTATTCTTTTCGTAAATAAATCACTCGATTTTTAACGCTTTGTGGAATGCTTTTTTAATAATCATTAAGATCATTTCTGTTAAAAATATCGCTGATTTCTTTAACGGCAGTTTCAAAATCAATATATTGCCAAGACAGTTTATTAGTCGTTTTATAAATTTTAAGCATTTCATCATACAGAATTATGTCTGTTTTACATGCGTAATCAGCAAGCGAATAAATATCATTAACATAAGAACATTTGAGTATCTTTACATGATTGTGAAAATCATCTCTATTGGAATCATTTAAGATTTTAGAGAGTGATTTTAGTTTTTTGAATATGATGTCAAGCAAAGACACTCTCAACGATCTTTTATATAAATATTCATTTTGTCTATGTCTGTTTTTCGTCATTGTTCACCTTTTTTCTTCCTCTTCTGTCGTATCTCAGCTGATTTAGATCAGTCTTGATTTCACCCTCGCTCTTTCTCAGATACACTCTTGTCGTCTCAAGTGATGAATGACCTAGAATATCAGCGATATTCTCAGTCGATTCCCCCAGAGACTGCAGTTCCTTAGCAAACATATGTCTTAATGAGTGCGGATGGCATTTCCTCAGCGCAACCTTTGCATGACTTCCCAATTTGTGAAGCCTGTTCCAAACCGTCTGATTGCTGATCGGCTCGTCATGATTTTTTGGAGCAGGGAAAAGATAGCCCTTTTCTATGTGATTCTCCTTGATGTATGAGTTCAGCGTTCTTTTGAGCTCGTCAGGAATGACTATTCTTCGGTACTTCCCTTTGTTATTGATAACAATAGAAGTGTTTCTTTTAAGGTTCTCAACAGTGAAGTACTTAAGCTCGCCAAATCGAATGCCTGTGTATGCGTATACTTTCATGATCACGAGCGTATCATTCATGCCTAAAAGCCTTGCGCTTCTTTCAAGTCTCTTGTATTCAGCCGACGTAAGAACGTTGTTGTTCGTCGTCGTTTTTTGCTGACGAACCTGTTTCAGCTCAAGTCTGCTATGATAACTCTTGATCTGATAGATATCCTGGGTCTCACAGTATCTGATGAACTGATTTACGATCGTGATAATTCCGCGCTGAGAGTTTGGATGATAATCTTTCTTGACCGATTCCTTGAATCGAATCATATCGGCTTTTGTTATTTCTTTATCGGAGTCCTCCAAAAAATCAATCAAAAGCCGAATGTATCGAACATACTTTTTTATCGTATTTTCCGCTCTTTCTTGTTCTTCAAGTTCAAGCTCGAAGATGGCCAAGAATGATATTAACTGTTTTTTTGTAATTGGTATCACCTTCTTTTTTTATTGGTGGGCTTGTGTGAGACAGGCCTGTGCTTGAAATTAAGAAAATGGTCTATGACTTAAACAAACGATTATTGTTAGTACAATATTTTTTAAAAGTATATTGAAAGGAGGAATGGCCTGCCTCGCATAACCCCACCAGTATTTTATTTTTTAGTAAAGTGATTCGATTACATTTTCGCTTATTCCCCAACTTATTCAGCATTCTCACTTTCTACCTCATCTTCAATTTCTACCACTTTTCTCAAAGTGAGAAGCAAACATTCTAATTTTTGCTTGCCCTTGTCTGTCAGATACTTTTCAATACAATCAGCACACATTTCGAAGCCATCAAGATATGCTTTTTGTTCGCTTTTTGTTCGTAGCTTCATTTCTTATTCTCACTTTCTGCTTCATCTTCATTTATGTAGCCTATAGATTGTACTTTCTTTCTATTGCGTTTCTCAGTATTTCAGGACTTGCACAAAGACTTTTTTCAGGATCTTCCATATCTTCATCCATATTCTGCCAGCATTCGTGGTTCATGAAGCATCTTTCACATGTCTCAAATGTCTCTGATTCATACAAAAAGCTAGCTACTTCTTGTGCTAAGTCGTATTTATTTTTTTGCATATGTGTTTCTCCTTTTTTCTTGCGATGTTTTGTCAAACAATTAGTGCTATCAGAAGCATGATTGACGCAATTACAGCAAGCACTGTAACCATCGTTATAGTTTTTCTCTTTCTTTTGTATTCCGTTTCATAAAAGTATCTTTTATTCATTTTCTTTCTCTTTCTTGTATATTCCTTCACAATACTGATTGAATGCTGTGAGCGGTATATGATATGAGGTTCTATCGTTGTGCTTTACGTATGATCCAGGAAACGTGCCCTGCTCTATCGCACATCTGATATAGCACACCGAAACGCCCAATCGACTTGCGGCTTCTTTTACTGAAATTTTGTTTTTCACTTTAATCACCTTCTTTTGTCCTAAAAATAGGACTAGTCACTAAAAAAAATAAGATTCTTTTCCGCTGGATCAGTGATTCCAATAGCCTTGCACAGTTTATTGGCAATGGCTAATGTGACGTTAGTTCTACCATTGACCCAGTTCGAAACTGTATTTTCATCAACACCCAACTTTTCAGCAACTTGTTTCTGAGTGATGTTTCTTTTTGATAATGAATACTTGAACTCAACCTTGTTCATACTTATCACCTTTCTTTCTTCGCTGTCCTATTTATCGGACAACCAAATAATACCACTATCTTTTTGACTAGTCAACCACTTTTTGGGACAAATATTTGATTTTTTTTGATTTTTAGGACAGGCATATATATAATATTTGTGGAAGGGTTAAGGAGGAAAACAAAAAATGAGCATTACACAAGAAAGATTTATTGCTCTTATGAATGAGCACAACATGACTTATCGAGATCTAGCTGAAAAGACAGGCATATCACGATCTACACTACAGAGGATGGCAACGGTTGAGGACACGAAGATTGACTTGAAGTATATTCAGCGTCTTGCCAAAGCGTTTAACGTTGAGCCATCGTATCTATGCGGATGGACTGATGAAAAATATGGAACTTCTGAAAACAGCAAATATGAGTATATAGACATTCCTGTATATAACGCTATTTCATGCGACGATGAACCAACCATTATCGAATATGTAAACGTTCCTGACAGAATGCTGGATCGAACACTGGCTTATTTTGCACTGTTCGCTGATGATGATTCTATGATTAACGAAAACATAAACAAAGGAGACCTGATGATTTTCAACAAGACATCGCATCTTGAAAACAATGATATTGGATGCTTCTGCGTTGATGATTCAGGTACATTCAACAAATATCATAAAGATGACAAGAATGACTGTGTCTGGCTTCTTCCGGCAAATGACGAATATAGTCCGATAAATGTACCAAAAAATAAAAAATCATTTAATATTCTTGGCAAGTTAACTCTAGTGCTGAGCGATAGAAGAAAATAATGGAGATGATAATATGTTAGCTATGATTGTTACTTTTGCAGTTTTAGGACTTATTATTTTGGGCTACTGCAACAAAAAAGATAAAAAAGATATAAATGATGCCAAACCAAAAAATTACGGCACAACGTTTAAATTTGACGTTGTTGGCGTAAAGTATCATGACATTGAAAAAGTCGAGGATGAATCGTATTTCCTTTTTCCTGAATTAATGTATGAATCTGAAAATGAATATGATAAGAATGCAATCGCAGTCTACGTTGCTGATTATAGAATCGGTTATATCAAGCGAGAAGAAACTCAAAAAGTGAGAGATATTCTAGACAGCTACGATGAAGTCTCATTGTATGCTGATGTAATTGATACTGATCCATACAAAGTAGAATTAAAAATCAATGCAAGGATGACTGATCATGAAGAATCCTAACGGCTTTGGAACGGTCACTAAGCTTTCAGGTAAACGAAGAAAGCCTTATGTAGCGCGAGTCACAGTCGGTTTTGACAAAAAAGGAAAGCAGCTTCAGAAGGCGATAGGCTATTTTGCGACAAGAAAGGAAGGACTACAAGCTCTCAGCGCATACAATCTTAAGAGAGACAGCGCTATCACTACAGCGCCGAAAAACATTGAAGATGAATTCAAGAGACAACGAGCACGAGAGATGCCAACAATACGAGAGATGTTTGAAGACGTGTTTGAGCTGAAATACTCAAAGATGTCTTTAGCATATCAGCATAGCATCAGATCGTGGGCCTCAAAGCTGTCTTCGATAGAGAAAAAGAAAATATGCGAGCTTGATATTGTGAGTGTCCAGTCACTTTTTGATGCGCTCAAACTAGACAATTCAAATGCCACTATGACTCAGATAAAAGCTATTCTTAATTCAATTTTCAGCTATGCGATACGAAAAGGCTATATTGAGCCGAACGAAAACTTTATCAAATATCTTGATGCAAGCAAAAAAGAAAGCAAATCAACAAAGCATAAGATATTTACAAATGATGAAATACGTATGATAAATGATGAAGGCTCCGAAGATGCAAAGATGCTGATGCTTCTTATCTTCACAGGCTGTAGACCTTCTGAACTGCTCAAACTTAATGAATCCAGTGTGCATAGCTTTGGAGACGATACATATATCGTCACAGGCTCAAAGACCGACAGTGGAAAGAACAGAGTCATACCTGTTCTTCCACAAATCGCTGATTATATAGATATTGCAGTCAAGAACAAATGCAGCTATCAGAATTATCGAAACCGTCATTTCAAGAAGCTTATGAAAAAACTCAACATGAATCATACAATGTATGATGCGAGACACACTTTTGCTTCTTTGGCTAGATATTACAGCATGGATCCATACTGTCGAAAAAAAATAATGGGTCATAGGATGAATGATCTTACTGATGATGTCTATACGACTTCATATATCGATAAGCTTTTTGCTGAGATGAAAAAAATAATAATAGATGATATCATTTGATACTTATTTGTTACTTACCAACTAAAACCAACTCAAATTAATATCAAAAAAGCCCTATTTTAAGGGCTTTTTGTTATATTAAATTTTTATTATAAGATAATTATTTGTCTTTATATCAGTGGTTTTAACGATGCTTGTTACTTACGCGTTACTTACTAATTCAAACGAACTTTATCCAATCCAAAAAAAGAGGGCTATTTTGCCCTCTCTTATGTGCTTCAGTCGTTGCTGTATGACTACCATGGACGGCAATAAGTCCATGTGTCTTGATTTTCATTCCAGTACTTGCCAGCTATACCAGTATAATCACGGACGAACAAATACCCGTCCAATTTAAACCCCCAGTTAAATAGATTGTTAGGATATTTGGGATCTAGATCACTCCAATATTCCCCACAATCCTGCGCAACGTCCAAGGCTTCCTCTATTTCATCAGCAAGCCCTTCAGCGTCTTCAACGCAGTCATACTGCGTAGCATATTTGTATAGTAATGGCACATTGATGTTGTAAGTATCTTCTGATACCTGTTTATAAAATCTATTTTTCATTTTTTAGTCCTCCTGTTTTTTCATATCTTCTCTTATTAATTTTTTGATGTAGCCCTGCTTATTTTCGCACTGATCCAGAAAATCTATTATGTCTGAATCGGTGTTCCTGTTCAGGTCTATTTTCATCTGCTTGATGTTGTTCTTATGATACCTCAAATTTGCTCTCGTTCGTGAGTCCATCTTTATTCCTCCCTAATCAATTATCGAATCTTGCAGTTCAAGCACTATGATCGCATCTTCTAGCGTTACATCAACGTGCTTGCTGTTTCTGAAGTCGCATTCAAGAACATCAAAATCCATGAATGCAGGAACGCCCTGCATATCATCAATATAAAGTCTGATAGTGTAATCAGGCTTTATTTCATTCTCTTTCGCAGTAGCCTTTAAATCCTCCAAAATTTCATCAGACGCGAAAGAAATGTTTAAGGGGATATTATAGTCATCTATATATCCCTTTTTCTTTAAATACTCAAACGCTGCCTTAACAGCCATATAATCTCCCTCCTTAAATATTGATTAATGCGCAGTCGTTATCGTAACGGCAGTCACCGATACCTTCAACAAAATGATATCCGACGTCATGATCGCTGATGCGCACACATAACTTATCTTGTGTGCCATAATTTTCAGCAAAGTCATTGAAGTCTTTGTAATCTTCGTAGAAGTTTTCATCATCTACATTTTCAATCATAACGTTATAATTATGCTCAGTTGCTTCAAAGTACAAATAAGTACTTATCGACTTTCTAGAAGTCTGAATTTCTATATCACTGATGTCTTTCTTGAAGTCTTCAATATATGATTTGATTTCTTTCAACTGGTGTTCAGCGTCATAAATCTTGCATTCTAATTCATATAAATCTTCTTCAGTTGGATATTCATAGTCACACATGTATTCCGCAATTCTCAAGAATGAGAATGCTTCTTCAACATCATCAAACTTATATTCTTTTCCAAGAGATTCACTTTCTTCGATCATCTCTTCTGAAAAGTCATAGTCTTCATCATTTTTGTTTTCAAAGTAATATTCTAAGTCGTCGTTTGCTAGATCAATGACTTCCTGTTTCTTTTCATTTAATTCTTCTTTTAATGTATCAATGTAATTATGTTTCATGTTTGTTTCCTCCTTGGGGATTTCTCCCCGCCCTCTTTCCACTATTATATTAACATATATACGTACGTATGTAAATAGAAAACATGGAATTTATTGAAAAAATTATATTTCAGCAACAAAAAAAGAGAGATGAAATTAGTTCATCTCTCTTATCTTACAATTTTGCAATTGTCTTAGGACCGACAATTCGTCAGCAAGCAATCTTGCTCTTTGTCATGTTTTATCTTTTTAATTTTTTGGCATGTGCAAGTGATTTTTTACCAAACATTCCGTTGATATTCTTGAATCCGCAGTCACGCATGAAATCGCATACTGCTTTTTTTGTATCTTTTCCATAATCTTTATCAACGCCGTGCTTCCCAACATCATATCCAGCCCATGTCAGGAACTTCTGAAGCTTTCCGACTTCTTCACCTTTATCACCGACAACGAAGTAGCCTCTTGGCGGAAGTTTAGGGAATTCTCCTGAATAATGCTTTTTAGATGCTTTTACAACAGTGTTCTTTCTTCCGCCGCTGAGAACTGTTATAACATGATGCCCTGCCTTGTTCAGAATATCGCCATTTCTCCACCATTTTGTAATCTTGGTATGATTGCCGTTCTTGTAGCTCTTTGTGAAGAAATCAAAATCATTTGGATATTTCTTTCTCAAATCAAGCTCCAGTGTGGAAGTCGTACATGCAGGATTGACTTCTCTGAAACCTGCCACGATAAGTCCACAAGCAACAAGCGAACTGCAGTCGCACTCGCATTTAGCAACTAGCTTTTCGTATCGGAAGCTGAGCTTCTTCAATTCATAATAAAGAGACAGTCTCTGCGACTGATCATAGCCGATCTTGCTGCTGGCACATGCCCATTTGATAAAGGCAATGAACTTGTCGCGCTTTGCTTTGTCTTTGATTCTGATATCTACATCCCAGCCGTTTTTATAGATATATCCTTCCTGAATTGAAAGCTCCTTGCCTGTCTGGTCACCAGCTCGTCCTCCGCTTGCTTTTCCTCTTTCGTCAATTCTCGCACTTCCTACAATGATCATAATTAAATACCTTCTTTCTTTTCGATTTTTTACTGCCGTTGAAATAACTTAATGCATTGTTTGACATACTATTTGCCTCCTTCAACAGCTTCGATTCTCACAATCCGATTCTTAAGCTCCTGCACTTCTTCATCAAGTCTATTGATATCATGTTTATTTTCATCATGTCGAGTAAAGAGCGTTTTTTGATCACGTGTCAGTATAATAACTTCCTCATTCAGTTTATCGAGTTTAGTATCAATGCTTTTGTACTGCGTTTGCATATCCACTCGCATGGTTCTTGTATCGTCGCATAGCTGATCGAGCTTCCAGTTAATCTTTGTGTTTTGCTCGACTGAAGCTTTTACATCATTAGCTGTATCTTTCTTTCTTGAAATGTAGAAAGAAGCAAAACCTAATAAAGAAGTAATGCTTCCTAACAAAAAAGTTATAATACCTGCAATTACACTAACGTCCAACATCCAAATCAATTAACCTCTTGCCTAATCAGTCACTTCTGGATCAATCTTTTTAATAGCAACCATTACCGCCCTGATGAAAGCGATAAGCGCAGCAGTTGCACTGACCGAAAGGATAGTAATCCAGTCAAAAGAAGAAATAAGATTACCAACAACCAGCATAGATAAAAGAGATTCTAAAAATGTGTAGACAGTTCTTAAGATGATATCTTTAATAATATGATTCATAATAATCACTCCTTTGTTATGTACTTAAAAAGGATGTACTGTTTAGTACACCCTTTAAATATTTAATAATGAGAAATCCTTGTTATCTTCTTCTACCTTTTCATTCACAGGTTGAACATCTGCAACAATCCACGAATACTTAGCTTTGATAACGTTGGATTCTTTGACTCCAAAATGCTTAGCAATAATTTTCTTTAAATCATCACTTTTTAGAATGATACCAGACTTCATTAGTAGTCCTCACCTGTGATTTCTTTAAACTCTTCTTTTGTAATCCACTTCTTTATTACTGCATTACGGACTCTAACAATGCTCCATAATCCTTCGTCATAAAATTCTTTAACAGTTCTAAATTTCTTGCTCATCTTCTACATCCTCACTTTCATTATCTAATTCAACCTCAGACATCATTGCGATGTATTCAATGTTTGATCTGTTGATTTCAGCCTGAGAGATAGCATTCTCTTGCTCTTTTCTATCTTTTGGTGACATTTTGTTTCTAATTACCTTCATGTGTTGATTCCTCCACTTCATTTAAGTATTTTTTCGTTCTCTTAATCAACTTATAAGAGTTACCTTTTGAGGCATTATTTGTCCATGCTCCAAAGCAATCATCAATCTTGTCTTGTGTAATCTCATTCTTCTTCAACAACTGCACTTGACGATATAATTTCTTCCTCTCATGCTTAACATTTTCACTATTGAGAGTCATGATGATTTTTCCGGTATTTGTAACATGATAATAAAAACCTAAAAACAAGAAGCCATCTTTTAATGGTTTTATATGCGTTTTCTTAATATTCACAGAAAATCCAATATCATTTAGTTTTGATTCAATTTTGGCTAAACAGTATTCAAGATACTCTTTTGATTTATGTGATATGTAGAAATCATCCATATATCGAATATAATCTTCGATTCCTAATTCTTCCTTGATGAAATGATCAATAGAGCTCAGCAAAGAAATGCCTGCTATCTGAACCATTTGTGAGCCCGGATTGTATCCTACGTCGCCTTCATACTGAGTATTAAGTACATCACATACCATTTCATAATCGACATCATTCAAGCATTTTCTAAAAACCTTCTCTACTTCTTCATGACGCATATTTGGATAATAACCAGACACGTCAATTTGAAGTACATAACCATCAAGTCCATAATTTATAAAGTGCCTTCTCAAATACTTTTTCACTAATTTTCTTGCAAAGTCTGTACCTTTGCCTTTTTGACAAGCGCAGTTGGAATGAATAAATGATTTAGTAGCATTCGGATATAATACTAAGTCATTAATTGAACGCTGATAAACCCTATCTTCAAAAGGGATTGATAAGCCATCTCTAGGCTTAGGATAGGTAATTCTAATCTCTTTTGGTTTGCCATTTTTCCATTTGCCTTCTCTGAATTTACGTTCCATTTTGTAAATCCTTTCGGGAGCATTGAGGTTAAATGACATAACACTCGGCTTCCAGCCTACGCCTTTCTTGCATTTGATAAATGATTCCCATAATGCATCATATGAGGTTATATCTTTATTGTATTTAATAAAATAAATCCTCCTGTCATAGTTACGTAACTGCAAACAGTCACGCAACATCATTTCGGTATTGTTTACGGATTAAAACCGACGGATTTCGGTTCCTTGCGTAAAAAACTAGCCATTCCACAAACACTATGTGTATGCCATCGGTTGGCTATTATCGCAATCGGGGGTGCAGCGATTCGCATTAGTCGCGTTGTTGTTGTTGACATTGCCAGATGTGTTCGCATTCCACACATTATTCGCATTGTTGAGATTCGCAGAGCGAAGAC